CAGTCGGTGCCGCCTCCAACGATGTTTTAGCTGAAAAATTAGATGCGTGTAAAAGTGTGCGTGATGTAAACGCGCTTTACACAAAGCTGTATGGTGCCAGCGGCATAAAAGCACCAGCCGATCAAATTGCAATGTTTAGTAAACGGAAGGAAGAAGTGCAAAATGACTGAATACGACAACACCAATCGCGGCGCGATTTTTAAGAACAACGACAAGACCGCCGAAAATCAGCCAGACTATACTGGCAAGATTAACGTGGATGGCGTTGAAAAGCGGATTGCGCTTTGGGTACGCGAAAGTGCAGCGGGCAATAAATATATGTCAGCTTCGATCAGCGATCCAATGCCACCAAAAGAACAGGATGCGCCACGCGCCGAAAAAATGCAGCCTTTAGAAGATGCGATTCCGTTCTAAAAAAAAACCAACATATGCACCGGCCTCTAATGCTTTGGGTCGGTGCGTATGGTGCGATAAGACCCTGCGCCTCAATGACCCAGATTGGGTTGTTGATGGCGACAAACAAATTCTGCATCTTGGATGCTTTCGGGAAAGATTGGATATATTAAATGCAAATAGAAAAGAACGTGCCAGTGCCGCCAGCCGGTCGCAGCAAGATTGAAATCATCAATGATATGGAAATTGGTGATAGCGTGCTTTGCGAAACTTATGAACAGGCAATGTCATTGCGTGACGCGCTGCGTTATCGCGGCCTCAAATATACCACCCGCAAAATGGATGACGGTTGCGGATGGCGGGTTTGGCGGCTGGAATAACCGCCTTACTTTTTGCCGAAAAACTTGCTTGCTGAACGCATACCAAAACTGGCGGCAACAATAGTGCCAAGCGTGTATTGATAATATTGTGGCATAGCTTCAAGCGCGGCAAACCCGTCTGCCACAATACCGCGACCCCAATCACCGCAAAAAGCCAAAATCAACGGAATGCTAAACAAAATGGTTAGCCATTCGTCTTTCCAACTTGTTGCTGTGGCATCGGCCATCTTTAAGTCCCAGTCAATTTCGCCAGTGGCTTGTTTCTGGGCAATAGTGGCCGCAGCTTTTGCTTGTGCAACCTTTGTTTCTGCCGCTGCTTTGCTAGTCTCAACCTTGCCTTCTAGCCACGTTGATGCAAGATTTGCCAGCGGTGATATTAATAAATTAAGCATCTGATAAAGCCCTCATCCGATCAATAAGTCTGCCAGCGCGGTTTGGCACTTGCCTTGCCCATTTGCTATCTGCCATTTGGGTTGCCGCCTCATCATAGTCATAATTAGCTATGGCAGCGCGGAGCTTCAAGAAGCGACCCAACCGGCTGCGGCCTAAGTTAAACGCCATATTTGCCAAGATTAATTGACATTCTTCCGGCAGATCATCCCAATTTTCAAACAAGGCGCGGCAATCTTCCACAGTGACCGCAATATCAAGCGCAAATAACTGCCTACAGCGTTCCGGCGTGATCTGCGTGCCGACAGGTTTGCCGTGTTCCACATCAGCTTCGCGGATCAAATGCCCTATGCCAACGGTAGGCAAGCCAAGATGATCTAAATATATATCCAGCCGCACGCCCTCATCGCTGGCAATTTCTTCCCGTAATTGATCCATATTCATCGCCTCATCTCCAAAACAACAGCCAGCGTTTTATCCCAGCTATCACGCTCCGCAGCTTCAGTGAAACGCGTTGGCGACACCCGCATAGAGTATTGCCGTACTGACGTAACCGGCAAGAACAAGCACCTTCTAGCATCGGGGGAAACAAGGCACAAAACATCATAATCTTCTTTCGTTGGCAAATGTTTCGCTTTGCAACCGTGACCCATTTGGAAATGGTGACGCGGAGATCGACCATCTTTATTACCCAATAAACTAGCAGTCTTAACTTGTATGCGTAAAAAAGTCTGATCAAGGAATGCCAGCACATCAATTCTATCCATCGGGCAATGCGTTGCTTTCCAGCCCATAGACAATATCGAACACAAAGCAATATGTTCTCCAATCAATCCCGTTGTGGTGGCACTATTTAACAATTACACCAGCCGTTGCGGTCATTACGCCGATAAACAGCCCAATAATAACCACAACCAGCCCAACAGCAATAGCCCCTATTTTGAAGTTTTCGATCATCTCTTGCGTGCGTTCGCGTTCCATTTTGAGTTGTGCTGCACGCGCTTCTTTGGCTTGCTGAATGCGCTTTTGCCGTTCTGCCAGTATACCAGCCCAAGTGCCGTGACCAAATCGGAAATCAACCATCCGCGCAACTTCGGCAATCTGTTCTGCCGCCAGTCTTGCATCTATCATTTCTTGCGCCACAGACTGCACGCCAAACTGGTCGGCTAGTCCAACACCGGATTTCTTGTTACTGGCTTGCTGCACCTGTTTTTGGCCGGTAAACAGTGCATCAATTTGACCGGCAATGTGCCCAATATCTTGTGCAGTTGATATGTTGCTTTTTATGAAATCTACGCTACTTTTGATAAGTGCGATCCCAGCAAGGGCGGTGCTGATTGGTTCCAAGATAGCTGACCTTCTTTAAGAAGTTGACACCGCCACTGCTTCGGCATCAAGTTTGCAATCTCCCCAATATGCCGCGACATTTCAAAAGCGCGGCTGCGGCAAAGCTGCCTTGTTTCGCTGTAAATTATTGAATGAAATTCGATGCAATTTTCTGGTGCGCCTATTACGCAAGCTAGAACGATTGCCTTAAACACGACCAGTTAAGCGTTTAATGGTGTCTGTTTCCCATATACGGATCAGAACCCAAATGCCAGTTGCAATAGCCACAATATCCGGTGCCATACCAACCCACGCAGCAAATGTGCCTGTTCCGGCGGCAACATCGATGATAACCTTGTTTTCTTCGTTCATTACGCTTCATCCGGCCAATTGTTGATGGGTGCGTTACCAGTTGGGTTGCCATCAGCATCAACCGGCACATCATATAGTGCCATAAATGCAGCCAAATCACTAGCCGCTGTGATAGCTGCTTCGATGTTATTGCTGGCTGTGCGGATTGCAGCGCGGGCAGTAGCAACGTCTGTCGGTAATGAATAGTCTGTAACCTCAGATGCTTTGACAACCATCCAGTCAGTTACCGCAAGCTTGTCACCAGCCTGCCGCTTGACCAGTTCAATAGCGTTAGACTTCAAACCCTTTGCGACTAGCTGTACACCGTCAATATCCAAGACAGGATTACCATCTTCATCAACTTGATTAACATCGTCTAGTGACCTTGGGATTAACGTGCCATCAGCCTGTCTACCCCAATAGAACCTGTTGTCAAAGGGTGCAGGGTCATCTTCCCACACCAAACCCTGTGCCGCTTTGCGTTCATCATCCCAGACGGATGCCCAGTTCTTTGGGTGCACTGCACCTTCACTATTCGTCCAGCTTTTACCAGCCCGAATAATTGAGTTGTTATATTTCCAAGCCATATTATTCTCCTAATTATCTGGCGTTGCTATATTTGAAGGGTGAGGATGCGAAGGCTAAATAAATGAACGTTGCACCTGATGAGTTAAAGCCACCAGAAAAATTCCTACATTTTACACCATTAGATACAAAATCCATAAATGTGCTTGTTACATCTGTACCACTTGTGTTGGCGTGTAACCTTTGTGTTACCACGTTGTAAGGGTCACGCCCGCTATCGTGGATTTGCCAATTCTCACCTGATGCAAGATTTTTTATCATAATCCAAGCTGGCCTAAACCCTGTGTAGATAAACGGCCCATCGCTGCTGCCGTTGCCGGTGTAGCTGCCCACTTTGGTGGTATCGGTGTTTGCGAAACAGTAGGCTATCATATTATTAGTGTTTCCATTCACCTCTACCCCCGCACCCACATAGAACACAGATGATGTTGGTAAAGTCGGGTAGTTACTAGTGGCTTGTTGAGCAGAAGTTGAATTTAAATACAATTTATAGCCAGTAGTATTTGGTAAGGCACTACTCCAAACAGACCAATCATCAACAACACTTCTGTTTTTGTGAATTATAAAATCTGGGGCTACCCCAAGACCGTGACCAATAGTTGCATTGGTTGTTGCGTTACCAACATAGGACACTATAGAAAACCCTGCGTCTGTATTCACCGAACCGCTTGAGGCTATTGTTGCACCATTGCTTCCTGCGCTATTGCTAAATGATGTGCCAGCTTTCCAGTTCCACGATACAAAAGTTTGACTGTTTTCATTTAACCCATCAGCAGTGGAATAGTCTGATGCGTTTTCATTAACTGTATATCCTGTTGAACTGACCGAATTTATAACCCCTCTATTTGGATAAGCTGTCTCTGAACCAGTTAGGTTTGTATACAGATTATTGTTTGTGTCAAAGCCACGAACCGAATCTTGAATTGCGTGACTGGACATTGAGGCATTTGAACGTGACTTGTGCCAAATAAAATCAGCCGCAAAATCCAAGCCACTTAGTGTTCTTGGGTTTGAACCATTACCAGTCCACAAAAGCGTATTGAAATACTCAGACCCATCAATAATCGTAGGTTCTGGAAGGTTTGCAGAACAAAGCGCAAGGAAGCCGGAAGGCACAGAATACTTGAAGTCACCTATGCCGTTACCATCAGCGTTGCCGCCAGCCGTAGTGTTGCCAGCAAATGTGCTGTCCTGACCAAAGTTGAACCGAAATGCCTGATATGTGTTACCACTAGCCGTTGGTGTCATACCGTAAACTTGCCAATCAGACAAATCATCTAAGCTGTAAGAACTACCATACGTTGAGCCGTTGCGATACATCTGAAACGTGCCGCCATCCAAATCAACAGAAATAGCAAAGATGTCATTGTTTGACACCCCTGTAAGACCACTTGCCTCTTGCGTATGTGTTCCTGCTTTGTCAACTTGGTCAATGGTATCGTCTGTTAAATCAATTCCGACAACAGAATTAGCGGCAGTAAACCCACTTCCGTAAAGCGTTACATTTCCTTTGCCAATATTGTCAGTGCGTGTGAACCCAATCGCTCTACTGTTTTGTTGAGATGGAACTTGGACTTCCCAGTACCATTTCCCACTGGTGACCCCAAATGTCGCTGTCGGTCTACCATCCCCATCATTTCCTTCACCCTCATTGTAAAATAAGTTGCCTTCAGACAATTCAGAACTGTTGAAGTGAGTGTCAGGTAATGTACTATTTAAAGTAGCAAAGTTATTCGTTGGACTATCCGGCACATAATCGTGTGCTGAGATATTATTGGCAGTCCAGTTGTTGCCGTTGCCGCTGGTGTCGTTGGTGTTGCCGTTGAACTCAAGATGGAAGCCGTTGGTTCCATAAGACCCGCTGTATGACTTTGGAATCCACGTTCCATCCTTTGCCTCACCAAAGCTGCTTGCGTCTAGGGCTTGACCGTCAATGAAGTTGACCTCTGCCATATAACCGTCAAAATAATTTCCAATAAAATTACCAATGGTATGGGTGTTTGTTGAGTTAATATTCAAATCTGTATTTTGTGCAGGTTCACCGTTATTTCCTGATGGTGTTTGTAATGTTTGTTCAGTACCGTTAACATATATTTTCCAGCGAGTGCCAGCTTGAGTTGTATCACACCACCAAACAACGTGATACCAAGCAGATGGGTCACGAAAAAGACCTACTGTTTCCCTGATATAATCAGTACCAGCAGGGTCCCAAGCGTGTGCAAATCTTAGTCCAGAATCTTGATATATAGTTGGACCGCCATAATTTGATTGAAAAATTGTTCCTCTCTCGCCTTGACTAAAAGAACTTAGTTTAATCCACGCACTAAACGTCCAAGTCTTGCGGTTGCCAGCAGATGCCGGTGTGCGATTTAGATATGCGCTGCTTCCATCATCAAAGCGCAAGCTGTCGTTGATTTGGGTAGGGTAGAAACCATCCACCCCACCACCAAACCAGTAGGGGCTATTTGTTAAAGACATTTAGCCCCCCTTTAAGCTGCGTTTACAAAGTTTAACAGTGGCTTGCCTAGCATAATGTTGCCAGTAGACCTTACAAAATACGGCACGATATCTACTGCACCCGCTGTTCCAGACAGAGTAAGCGCACCACCATCAATAGTTTCATACTGGTTTTGTGGAGATACTGTTCTACCAGCCCCGCTATGCGTAAAAACAAACACACCTGACATACCAGCTATCTCTGTTGATGGGTTGTTCAGCACTATATCTGAACCAAGCGTCAACGCAAAACTGTTATAGTTTTGAAAATCTGGTGTTGTTGATGTATATATCGTTGCAGCATAAACTGAACCAACTACGTTTTCGTGTGCTTGAATATAATTTTGATAAACACTTAAACCATCTGAGCCAGCTGTGGTTAAAGTAATTGTATTAGTACCAAACCCAAGATAGGTATCCGTGTCAGCATCGTGGATTAACTTATCTCTAAGATAAATATCTTCAACGTCATTGATAACATTAGCACCAAGCGTTAGTGTGCCTGTTAATGTACCGCCACTCAAAGGTAAGAAATCCCCACCAGCCGCAGCTTCTAAACTGACTTTGCCAGTTGAATCGTTATAGGTCATTACAAAGTCATCTTGACCAGCACCGATGGTTTGATCTGCATCAATCGTAACATTTCCAAGAACAATATCACCAGCCGCATTTGGCTCTAATGTGACGCTATCGGTTGTTTGATTGAACGCAAAAACTGAAATCCAAGCATCGTTATCAGCGTTTCTGATTTTCAAAAGGTCTGTGGTCGTATCATACCAGAATTGATATGCGTAGGTCGTTGACGGTGCTGTTGCACCGCTGGACTGGCTGACAATTGCCGCCCACGCATTATTAATGTCAATGCGCGTATTTGGAAACGTCTGGTTTGCAATATTAAAATCGTGCTGTGCCATTTAAAACCCCGTTGCAACATAGTCGAATAATCGATCAACCGCTGCGTTGCTGCTATTGTAAAACGTGATGGTAAAGCCAGTTGCCGATTTGCTAGTTATAGCATAATAATCGCCAGACTGCATATCCCCAACCGATATTGACACCGCGCCAAGCGATTTAAATGCAGTGGCAAAAGTGACCGCCTTTGCACCAGCCCCGCTTTGAATGTCGTTTTGAGATTGTGTTCTGGTCGGCAATTTAATTTCCGCAGTTAGCTCCGAAATGGCTGGCGTTTCTTTACTGTCACTGCTTGTCAAAATTGCCCTAAATCGCAAGGCTCTTGCGGTATATGTGCCGACCACAAACTGCCGATAAGCTGTCCAAGTTGGTGAACCAGCCGGATCGTCTTGCGTTGTGCTGACAAATAAATCAACGTCAGTTGCACCGGCTGCGGGTGTTCCGGCGTGCTGCGAAAACTGCGTAAATTTCAAGGTCGCGCTGGCTTGCCCCGTAAAAACAGCACCAAGATCAATATAATTTGCAAAATCATATGTGCCGGATGATGCCACAAAACCAGAACCACCACCAAACAAGCCGGTCGCATCGTCAAAATTACCAGCAACGCTATCGAAAAGATTTGTGGTATCCAGACGCAAGGTATCTTCAACAACAACACAATCTGTCTTAGTTCCGGCAAATCCGGTATGCTCTGAAACTGTGCCTGATAAATTCAACCCATCAATTTGATCGACCAGTGCAACGCTGCTTGCCGCATTTGCACTTTGCAAACCAAACTTGTTGACCGCTGTTACAAAATATGTGCCGGTTTTAGCTGGCGTGACCACAGTGTTTGTTGGGCGTGGCACTTTTTTAACAAGTGTTTGTGCGTTGTTAAATGTTGCGCCAGTTGTCAGTGGCGAATGCCGAATAACGTAATGCGATAAATCTTGATCGGTTGATGCTGTCCAGCTTAAATCAGCATTTGCGCCAATGATATTAACGCTAAAATTTGTAACATCTTGCGCCGCAGCGGCTTGACCGACAATCGTGTGCGTTGTTGTTGTAAAAGCTGACTTGATGCCAAGCGCATTTATTGACCTTGCGCGGATATCATAAACGCCACCAGCCGCAACATTGACCAGCGTAAACCGACCGCCAGACGCAACGCCCAAAGATTTATAAATTGTATCTGTTGACAGTTTTGCTTCGACTTCAAATTGCCTTGCATAAATTGATGTACTTGCAACGTCAACAATCAGCACTGAAATTGCTTGCTGATTAAACAATTCTAAAACGTCAGATGGCGTTACTGTTGGGGCTGGCACAGTAAACGGGTCGGGCAAGGTTGTGTTGTCCTGTGTGAAAGCCGCTTCTTCAGCCGACCAATCATAAACCGCGCTGTTTGTTTCAACCATTTCGCAGTCAACAGTAACTTCGGTTGTGCCAAAGTTTAGTTTCCAGCTAACAATTTCAAAGACCTTATTAGTAAAGCCCAGCCGCGAATTTGTAATCATTACAGTGTCGCCGACTTGAAACTGAAACGCACTCATCTTGAATTTTGCGCGTAAAGCAATTTCCTGCCGGTTCTTATATAGGATTTGCTTTGCAATACGCTGTGCGCGTGCCGCGTTATCAGTAAACGGCAGATCAAGGTTTAGATAACGGCGTTCGCTATTATCTTCGGTTTCAAACGTGCTGCTAGTGATCGCAGGATAGTCTGTGGCTTGATAATCGCTTTCTGGGCTAATAAACTGCCCCTTGATAGCGTTGAAGCTGTCACGCGCCGAAATAGCGGTGCTAACGGTCAAGCCAGACGCAAGATCGCTTTCATCAAGTGTGACTGTTGGCGTTACATACGCACCCGCACGCAACGACCATTTGCCATTTGAATAATAAAGCGAACCGTTTAACGCTGTCAGCATTTGTTCAAGGTTACTGCGTGGTGTGTTCTGCGTGTCAACAACGCCATCGAACGTGTAACGATCTTGCGAACCGCCACCAGACAAAGCAACGCTTTCTTCGCAGATGTTAGCCGCTGCAATAAAGCTGGTGTCATCGATTTCTGACGCTGTTGCGCCAAGCCCGTAAACTGTATCGGTCAAATAATCGCGGATGACCAAAGCTGGATTTTTGCTATAAACTGTGGTTGTGGTGCGCGGGTCATATATCTTGCGACCTTGCATTTTTGCGCTAATGTTTGGCAAGCCTTGCTCAAATGCGTTTGCGTCAAATTTTAGCCGCGCATAAATATATGCTTGATCTGTTAATGTGTGGCTGCTTGTCCAGCTTGCAGTCGCCAAAAGCGGAGCTGGGATATTTCCGGCTGTGCCTTTGACCACTGTGTAAATGTCTGCAAAGCCGTCATATTTGGCTGGGCTAGTAACTGCATTGCTAGTGATGGTCAATAATTCATCGTTGAAATATACGCCTGTGAATTGCTCAACTTCGTGCGCCGCTAAAATGATGACCAGATGCAGATATTGATCGTTGTCAGTGGCTTCAATAAAAGCATAAGTGCCGCCAAGTCGGGTTTCACCATAAACCAACTTGCGCGTGGCATTGGATGATCTGGCTGTGATTGTTTTTGATTGGTCAATGCCGCCATTACCGCCGCCACCGATATTTGGCTGCTTCGGCTTTGGCGCAAGTGCTTGTGATGCGGCGGTTAGCGCAAGATTGATTGCGAACGTGCCAACAACATATGCGGTTGTAATAGTTGCCACAGTTCCGGCAATGTAAGCTGTGCCGACTGTTGCCGCTGTTGCAACAATTGCTGGAATAACCGCCTGTGGCATTTTACACCTTCCACGCTTGCTTTGCCGCGCTTAACGGCAAAAAAACCAAACCATCTTTGCCCATTGCGGCAACCTTATCACCGATAACTAATGATAACGCATCACCTTGCGGCGTGTCTATTAGTGCAAGATCGCCACGCTGCGCTTTAAATACTTTTATCTCGTCAAATCTGTCAGCAATACTATTTGCAAGCTGACCGTTTCCTATTTTCAACAAAACTTTTATTGATCCTGCGGCTGAACGATACTTGCCAACAACATCTTCAAAACGTGATGAACCGCAAATTGCTCTTTCTGCGTGCAAACAAAACATAGCGCAATCTGCCTTGCCCCATTCAAATTTTTTGTGCCGCCATTCTTCGATATGATCGTTTAATCGGGTCGGCCAATCTACTAGCCGCCCCATTTTATTGATGCCTCTTGCAATGAGTTGACAAACTCAAACCCTTTATCATTTGCATCAAGGGCTTTTTGATCTTCACTTGTCCAACGGCGCAGCCGTGGCCGTTCCAGATCAATCAAACGGCTTTCGGCAGTTAGCGTAATTGTGCAAGTTTCGCCTTCTTCAGCGATTGTCATCACATCCATCCGGCCAGAAAACACTTTGTAACTGCTAACTGTGCCGCTGGTAATTGCGCCGACATAGATGTTAGCGATACGATATTGATAGTTTTCGGTCAGCGCGGTTGCCAAAATGCTGCTTGATATGCCGGTTAGTGACATTGACGCGCCTTTTGCGCCAATCTCCGCAGCTTCTTCAATAGCAGAAACCGCGATTAAAGAACCGCCGCCAGTATAGGTATCGCTGCCAATCGTCAGATCGCCATAACCATTCCACAAACGCAGCGCACCGCTATCAAATAGCAGTTCAGCCGCCAGAAAGCCGGTGAAGCTGTCAGTCGAAAATTCGGATGGTACACCGCTGCGCGTCATAGTGCTTCAACCGCTGCAAAGCTGATTGAATAAAAACCGGCATTATTAATCGTCCAAGTGGCATCATTGCTTGCCAACCGAAAAACACCTTGTGCGCCGCTGACTGTAACTGTTGCGCCATCAGCCGGTGATGACCGCAAATCCGGCCATAGGTTTAACGTGGCTTCGCCGCTGCCGTTGCTGTCAACATCTTCCAGAACTTTGTAAAGCCGCGCCGTTGCTGAACTGCCAAGCTGGATATAATCGCCAGCCCTCAGATAACCAACTGCCGATGCTGGCAAACCGTCAATAGCAAGTTCATTGCCAGTCTGACTTGCGCCATTAACAACAGGTGTCCCCGCTGCCGATGCCGCTGATCCGCGTGGCGTTGCCGCATTAGGATCGCCCAATAAGAACGTGCCAAACTGACCACGAAGCCGCAAAAGAAAGCTATTCCAATATTCGCTGTCAGAACGCTTGACAGGCGGGATGCGGATCGTGGCCGACCAACGTGCGCCAGCGTGCCTAACGACTTGCTGTGCTAGTGTGAATGGGCTTTCGCTAATCGACACAATATCAGTCGCGGTGATCTCAACGCTTGCAATGCCAGTCTGTGTCGGAAATATAAGTGGATAACTTTCAGCCATAATTACGCCCCAAATGCGCTTGCGAATGAACCGCCGCGCCGCCTTGCTTCAAGCACCGCTGACTTTGATGCCTCTTGTATCTGCGGCAACATACCGATCACTTCAGCGCGTACTGTTTGCGATACGCCAGCCGATAGGTTGATGGTCTGGTGAACAGTAACACCACCGCCCATTTTATTATTAGGCACAATGCTTCCGCTGCCATTTGGCACAAACATTTCCGCGCCGCGTTCACCAACCATATATGGTGTATTAGCGCGAACAGAACCACCTATAGCCCTTGCTTGCGGTGCAGCACCGCCGCCAAACATATTTGGAATAAAGCTAGAAAGCATATTTGACAAAGGTTTAGTAATACTTTGCTGGATTTGTATTCTGACAATATCAGCAATAATTGATCGCGCCATTGATTTAAACGCATCTTTCGCGCTTGCCGCCCCCGTTGAAAAATCAACAAGCGCATCTTCAAGTGATTTAATACCGCGCACCGCTGCGTTGCCCATTCCCTCTTGCACTTTTTCTGCGGCATCTTTCAACCCTTGCAATGCCTCAGAATATTTTTGCGCTTTTTCAATCCCCTTGTCAGTTTCTGCATTAAAAACACTTGTTGCGGCTGTCGTTCCATTCACTGCATCACGCAAATCCTGAAAAAATCCGCGATTTAATATAACTAATTTGCCAACGTCTTTCAAATCGACCAAGGTTTTGTTCAGCGTGATCCCGCCCATTGCCCGCGCCGCAGCGATCATAAAGTTGACAACAGTTCTAGTTCTGTCTGCAAATCCCTGCAAACTTTCGGCAATGTCCTCAACAAAATCAATGACGTTAATAGCTAGCGTTTTGGCAAAATCTTCAATCTTGCCCATACCATTTTCGCCTTTAATGGCATCGACTAACTTGTTTCTGATCAAATCAACAATCAATCGGAAAGCCGGTGCTAAACCAGCAACGATCTGATCGCGCACGCCGCCAAGCATTACGCCCAGCTTCATCATTGCGTCATTTGTTTCCTCAACGCCCTTGACCGCGCCAGATGACAGGATGAAGCCAAGCCCTTCGGCCTCTTGGAACATCTGTTGCAGGGCTTCGCTGCCACCTTGCAAGGTGTTTACAAATGCCACGCCTTCACTGTCGAATAGTTTAAACGCCAGACGCACTTTATCGCCGCTGGACTGTACGTCATCAAACGCATCAGCCAGCTTTAGCATTTGCTTATCAAGTGGTTGTTTGGCTAGTTCTTTGGCGTTCAGACCAAGTTCTTTCAACGCATCTTTAGCTTCGCCAGTGCCGTTTGCAGCTTCAGACAGCCGCCGCGTGAAGCGTTGCACCGCCATATCGACTGTGCGCGTTTCAACGCCAGCCAGATTAGACGCATATCGCAGCTTTTGTAATGCTTGACTGGTGACACCCAGCTTTTGCGCGGTCTTGCCCAGCGTGTCGATGCTTTGCAGTGATGATTTGACAAGCAAGCCAATACCAGCCGCACCAGCAACGGCAGTCAGACCGACCTTGAAGTTGAACAGTGCTTTGCGAACAAGTCCAAGCGATTGGTTTAATTTGCGAAAAGTGCCGCGTGTAAGGTCTTTCGCTGTGATCGTGAAATTAAGATTTTGATTTGCCATCTTCGATCACCTTAAAATATGCGAACCATTCATTCAGTTCTGTCAGCGTCAATTCTTCAATTTCGGCTTGTGTCTTGTGAAGGCGATCCGCCAAGGCCAGCATATTCAGCCTCAACGGGTCGCCCTTTAGTTTTTTTCCGCATCCCCGACAGTTTCAACATCGCCAAACATCTGCCCAGCAATGTCAGCAATCAAGGCCACGCTGTCACCCATTAGGTGCATCTTGTCTTCTATCGTAAACATCCGCTTGCCATCAGCATCTTCAGCTTTGGTAATAATCAGATCAACCATTCCGCTGATCGTCATATTGTTCAGAAAGTCTTTGTGCTTTCTTTGCAGCTTGTCGATGTCTCCGGCGGTAATTGAGCCAGAATAAATAACCAACGGCTGACCATCTTCGCCCCACTCATCAACTTTAATGACCTTTCGGTCGCGGTTACGCCTTGCGGCGATCTGTTCTCCCAAGCCCATTTTTTACCCCTTAAACGGTTGTTTCAGTTAGACCACCAGTGCCTTGCAGCGAATAGGTGGCGGTGTTAATGCCATCAGATGTTACACCGATTGAACGGCTAGTAACAAGCGCAGTTCCGGTCAATTGATGATCGCCGCTTGTGTTGCCTTCCATCTGCAACTTCAATGTTACGCTATCGCCAGCGGTTACTGCTTGCTGTGCTGTGTCGGTATCATCGAAATAGGTTTCAACAGTTGCTGTGAAATCTGTGAAGCTGGCTTTGTATGTCTTTGAAGTGTCGCCCATTGTTGTGTCTTCAATAGTGTCGGCTGTTTCATCAACAGAAAAGCTAATCACTTCAGCCATTACATCTGTGCCGATTAGAACGACACCATCGTTTCCTTTAAAAGTCGCCATCGTTATATCTCCTAAACGGCAGTTTCAACGTCATTTTCTTTGGTGCGGTATTGCACCGAAAGAGTAAACCGACCAACGGCAACCGGCTGTTCGCCATCACCGCTATAGTCAGCTTCAAACGCAACAATCTGTGCATCTTTTGCCAGATTATTCAGCGTCACATCAGCGGCAATGGCTTCTTCAACCTCAACCGCAATAGTATCCAGCGCATTATCATAATTCGCTGTGCCAATAACATATGCCTCAACGGCAACGTCAAGAACCCTATTCACAGAACGCGCCAAAGTGATTGTATCAAACTCTGTGGCTTCGCTCTTGGTGAAAATACACAATGCCGGAAGCTTTGTCTGTTCCAGCGGAAAGATACGGCTGCGAAATACGTTGCTGCCGGTGGTGGTCAATCCCGTTAGTGCGGTCACGATCTGGTCGCGTATTTGCTGCCGGACGTGCGCCATTATTGCTTCTCCAATACCAGCGTGGTCATACCAGTGCCGTCATCCTGCACAATCCGCATTGTATAGGCCACCGCATTGATCGTGATAGTGTCGCCTTCAGCGGCGGTTGATACGTCTGCGGTGCGGCAAACAAACCGTGGCTGTTGTAATGCAAAGCCAACACCCCCGCCAGCGTCAACCTCAACGAAATCATTGTCAAATATGCCATTGATAGTGCCGCCAGAATAGGTCGCTGCAACCCCAAAATCGTCAACGCCAATGAAGATGGCGCGGTCATCTGCGGTTTCGACAGCCATTAGTCGGCGTCCACTTTAGCTACTTTAGCCACTTTGGCTGACCATAGCTTTGCATAGCCGCGATCAATCAGCTTGTTCGCCTCATCTTGACGCACATCGTGATCTTCACCGGCAAGCATAATCCCGACCGAACCAGCTTGGCAGTCTTTGATGGTTGTGATTTTGATCAGTTTCATTGTCATTTTTTCTTTGTGTTCCGCTTAACTAGGCTGGCCGCTGATTTCTTTGTTAGGCCAATAGCCCGATCAGTGATGCCTTGCTTTTCTTCGTAAACTTCGACTTTGCCGGTATTGACCAAATCGAAACCAATGTTTTCTGGCAGTTCAACAATATCGCCAACAACGTGTTCTTTGCCACCAATAAGAATATTACGTTTGCATCTGATTTTCATATTAGACCCCTATGGGAAAAGCAGGGCGACCGGAGCCGCCCCGCTAGTTATTTAGGCATCAATGTCGAGGCACGCAGCAAATGACTGTGCGTGACGAACAGCAATGTCGAGTTCCTGCATAACGCGGATGCGAACCGCGCCTGTTGAACCGGCTGTGTAAGGGTCGATCAAGATGTCTGGTGTGCTGAAGAAGCCCATCATCAACTGGCTGAAGTCACCATAGATCATTGCAGATGCAGTGGTCAGTGTGCCTTTTGTCAGGTCAGATGGCACGTTGTTGGTGATCGCAAGGTCGTAACCATAAAGCGAGTTCCAAGGTGCATCCAGCAACATTACGCTGTCAGTTGACGCGACCTTTGAAGTTGAAGCCATATGTGACTTAACTTTCGGGTTGGTCAAATAGGCAAGGGTGTTGCCGTTGATTGCAGCGTTGTCAACTTCGACTTCTTTCACCAGATCGGTGATTGCTTGCCAAGTTAGATCGCCACCGTTTGTGCCGATTGCGACTGAACCGATACCGGCTGTTCCGGTGATACCGGTTGGCTCATTAGAACCGCCGCCTTCGATAGCAACATCTTCAACCTTTTGAGCGATTGCGTTCAACAGGTCATCGCGGATGATTTGCTCAACAGATGGGTCAGACTGGATCATCAGCAAGCGGCTGATATCTGTAAATGCACCCAATGACTTTGGTGACATTGTGATCTGTGAGAAAACAGCGTTCACCTCAGATGTTGCGCCATTCTCAGCAACGAAACCGGCAGAAACGCCTGTTGCAAGCTTTGGAATAGCAACGTCACCTTTAAGGCCAGTCATAAAGCGTGCGCCAAGCTCATTGAACACCAAGCGCGAACGCAGGGCATCAACAAACTGATCACCAAGATGATCTGTGCCGACCAAGTGACCACCGGCTGTGGCTGTGCCAACAGTCAGGTCACGCTTGCCGCCCCAAAAGCTATCTGGTGCATAAAAACCGCGTGCTTCGCGTCCATTGTTCTTTGCAATCTGCTCAGAAACTTCACGCTCAAGACCCTGCAATCCAGAACCATTTACCAAGCCGCGAACAGCTTTGATGAATGAATATGAACGCTGCTCTTTTTCTGACATATCAACCGCACCGGCTGACTGCTCAAGTGGCTTGCCTTCGCCGATTGCGTCAAGCAATGTTGCGCGGAATTGTGCAACAGACTGGCCTTCACCGATAGCTTTGTCAGCTAGGTCACGGCGGTTGTGTTTCACAGCAAGATTGATGATCTCGCTGGCATTCTTTTGGAAATCACGCTTTGCAGCTTCGGCTGCGGCTTCGCGAATTTCCTCGTGATTTACTTCGGTCATCTTGACCTCCTTTTGTTTAATCACTGGTTCAACAATTTCAGCACTGCGATTAACGCCCACACCGGCATCGGCGGGAACGCTGACAATCGAGGCTTCATACGGAACCCAAGATGAAATCGCGACTGTCCCATCACGCTCATTCTTTTGCTCCATTTCGCGGATTTGATAGCCGATGCTGACGTTGCTTCGTATCCCATCCTTGACGTCTTGATAGACCTCTTGAGCCAGTGCGCTTTTTCCAAAGCGAACCACTGACCGCAACTTGCGATCAGCTTGATCCAAATAGGTACGTTCAATGACGCCAATCTGCTTTGTCAAATCGTGGTCTAGCAATAACGGTGCGTGACCGCTGCCCAACCTTGACAA